CATTACTGAAATTACACCAGACACTTGTGAGCGTGCCGGATTGGGGCCTAAAGCAACACAGAATCTATGCGACTGGTTGGACAGTGAGTTTTATTGTTTTTATGATGGGGCATTACCTTTTGAACTAAAATTTATGCCTCGGGACTCTGTGCCCGCCCAAGAATCAGGGGACGTTGTTTGTATTAGTGGTAAATTAAATAGCTTTAAAACTAAAGCTGAAGCAACAGAACGCCTTGAGATGTTGGGGTATAAAGTAAAAACAAATCTAACTAAAGATGTTACGATTCTTGTGAATGAAAGTGGTATTGAATCAACTAAAACTAAAAAGGCCAGAGAATCTGGCGTAAACATTGTCACGGATTTAAAATCCTATTTGGAGAAAATATATGGCACTTCCTAAGTGGACCGATGAGCGTACCGCCGCTCTTACTAATTTTGTTGGGGGCGAAAGCCCCGTATCCCAAGCTACTGTTGCAGAAGCAGCAGATCAGCTTGAAACCTCTGCTCGTTCCGTCTCTAGCAAACTGCGAAAGATGGGTTTCGAAGTAGAGTTGGCTTCTGCAGCCGCCTCTAAGTCTTTCTCAGAGGCCCAAGAAGCAACTCTCCGCGCTTTCGTTGAAAGCAACAGTGGTGAGTACACCTATGCTCAAATTGCTGAGCATTTTGAAGGTGGAGCTTTCTCTCCCAAGTCTATTCAAGGCAAGATCTTGAGCATGGAGCTGACTTCTCATGTTAAGCCTGCTCCCAAGGTAGAGAGCGTTCGTACCTACACCCCAGAAGAAGAATCTACTTTTGTCCGCATGGTAAATGATGGCGCATTTGTAGAAGCTATTGCTGAGGCTCTTGGCCGTTCGGTCAACAGCATTCGAGGCAAGGCTTTGAGCCTTCTTCGCTCTGGCGATATCGCCGCTATTCCTCGACAAGAAAGCACCAAGGGCCCTGCTAATGCAGACCCACTTGCTGATGTAGATGTAGCATCTATGTCTGTAGAAGCTATTGCTGAGGCTATTGGTAAAACTCCTCGCGGAGTTAAGACTATGCTGACTCGTCGTGGCTTAACTGCTGCTGACTATGACGGCGCTGCCAAGGCTGCAAAAGCACAGTAAATTTTTTTTGTTGTAGGCGGCTGACCCTTTCGGGGGTCGGCCTTTTCATGTTCGGGGGAACTGTTGAATATCTCTAGTGCTTTGATAAAGCAATGTATTGCTGTGGGAGACTTTGAAACGTGGACTTATCTGCGTAAAGAGTATCTTCCTGGCGAGTATCATCTGCTGTACGAGGCTATTGATAAACATTGTGAAACCCATCACCAGTTCCCTTCATTTGATGATCTCAAGTTAAGTATACGACACCCCGCTACTAAAGCAAAAGTATATGCGGTAGAGTCTGTTGAAGTGGACATTGAGCCCTCGACACTACTTGAGTATCTAAAAAATGAGTATGCTCAGAAAGAGATACTAAATTCTCTCGATAAGTATATCGACAATTCTGTATTATTTGCAAGTGCAGGAGAGTCAGTTCAAGAGCTACATCAGATAGTTCTTGACATTGAAGAAAAAGTCGATCTTGAAGTTCCACAAGAAAGTATGCAGCGTATACATCTTATGGAGCCAGAGGAAGAGCTTGCCAAGCATATTGGTCTTGGACTAAATACTGCATATGATGAATCCTTCAAGTTCAGTCCTCGAGATTTGATACTTGTCGGAGGAAAAAGAGGCTCAGGTAAGTCTATTACTTGTGCAAATGTTGCAAATAATATATTTCAATCAGGAAGTTCTGCTATATATTTCACTATTGAAATGGATAGCCGTGCGATACTGCAACGGTGTTGTGCGATCGCAACTGGAGTTCCCTTTACTAGAATCCGTAATGGAAATCTCACCAACGTTGAGTGGGAAAAAGTTGCAGGTTGGCAGGCCAGTAGGTTTGTCAATGGGCAAGAACGATTATTAGAATACAAGAAAAGCGTGTCTCGGGATTATGATGAGTTTCATCGTAAACTAACTACACAGCATGAGCTTCTCCCGACTCAGCAGCTGGATGTTATTTATGATCCTAGTCTAACTATTGCTAAAATACGTGCAGAGTTAGATAAAAAAGTGTCAAAACTTGAGGCTAGAGTAATTATTGTAGACTATATTAATCAAGTAAAGAGATCCCACCTTCCCTCCAGAGGAGGCCAGTATGATTGGACAGAACAGATTGAAGTGAGTAAAGCATTAAAGTCTATGGCTCAAGAGTATGATTGTGCAGTTTTTTCACCGTATCAAACTGATGCAACAGGAGAGGCCAGGTTTGCAAAAGGCATACTAGATGCTGCAGATGCTGCCTATACTTTAGAGACGTGGGAAGAGGAAGATAATTGTATTAGTTTTAATTGTGTAAAAATGAGGGCCGATTCTATGAAGAATTTTACTTCTACAATGAATTGGGAGACCTTGAAAATAGGTCCTGACACCGCTCTAACGCCAAAGGAACAGGAGCAGTCCTCACACAAACTCTCCCCCGGCTCGCCCATGGGCTGGGATCAGAGGGATCAAATCACATGGGCTCGCGTGACGGAGTGCCTGTGATCCGATGCGTTAAATTTAAGCGGGCTCGCCGGATG